GTATATATTAATATAAGAGAGATATTATATAATGTGAAGAACTTTGTTTATGATAAACAAAAATATTTCGTTGCTTTTGGTTTGTTGGTTGGTACCATTACTATGGTATACAACTGGAATAAAACATTTGTTGAACCTCAGTCTGGGGAGACTAGACTGAAAAGTAAGAGACAAATTTTAAGATTAAAACAAAAAGCAAATAAAGCTAAGGGTACTGTAATAGCACGACCTGTTGGACCACAGATGGTAATGAATCAATTTTATTTAGATATGGTCACTAAGGTTCTTAATAATTACTATTATATATGTTTTAGTAATAAGAAAGGGCCTGCTGGGTATATTGTATTTATTTATAAAACTACCGCTATCGTGCCACATCATTATTTTGATGAAATTAATGCTAAAGTTAATAGAAATGAGGAATTTAGTATTATCGTTCGTCAAGTATTTGATGCTGGTGAAGGTATGTCTTTTGATCCTATTTTATTTTTATCATTCTTTTCAGAATTTTTAGCTAATTCATCAAAGAAAGATGGGGATAAAGTAGTTGATACTATTTGTTTAACATTACCAAGAGATTCTATGCATGATGCAAAAGATATAGTTGATTTTTTCCTTGATACAGAAGATAAGATGTTTCAGGGAGTCACTACAGATTTATCATTAATAGTTATTGATCAAACGAAGAAAACAGATAGAGAAAAACATTTATCAGGACGTGCCAATATAATAAAAAATTTTGAATACCTTAAAAATGAAGATGGTTATGATTACAGTCTTGTTGTGGGAATTGAAATGCCTATATATACCACTTATGGTATATGTGGTGCTTATTACTTTGGTACTAATGGAATAGTTGCAATGCATACAGCAGGTGATGGAAAGATGGCGTATGGTATAAGTCTGATTGATGAGATATCAGCATTACAACCATATCGCCCAGCTTTAATACCACCTATTGAAAAGCGTTTACCACCTGGTTTAGAATTTGAATCATTTAGTAGTGTGCGTCCTCAGTTAACACCTATATCAAATGGTGTTGCTGTGGGCACTACAATTACTAATCCATTATCCAATGAATCTAAGAAAAAACATTCTAAGATGTTTGGTTGTATGGGCCTTACTCGACTAGCTCCAGCTGCAATGGGCATTGGTCCAATGGGAGAGAGACCTCTGGAAATAGCCAATGCCAAATATGCAGGATTAAAGTACTATATAGATCCCGATCTGATGTATGATACAAGTAGTATTATACGTCATAAGAAATCAGCTCTATATGGTCCTTTAGAGAGTTCCTTGAGTATGGAAGAAGCCATACTAGGAAATAAGAATTATCCACATAACTTTGGTGCAATTAAAAGAATTGGATCCATTGGTGCTGATAAGTATATACCTGAATTTCATAGTTCTATGAAAGGTAAGACTTATATACTTGGTACTGAAGGTGATATTGATCTTAATAGCCCCAAAGCTAAAGAGTTTATGCTCTATGTGGAGAATTTGATACAAGACATTCTAGATGATAAGAAACCAATTGCAGTTATTGTCCAATTTATTAAGGATGAATTACTGCCCAAGACAAAAGTGGACGCTTATAATTCTAGACTAATATTTGCTACTGCTTTTTCATTTTTGGTGATAGGTAGGATGCAATATGGTCCTTATATAAGGCGTACAACTGATGTTGATACACATATCATTGATGGTATGGGTGTTGGTATTAATCCTTTTAAAGATTGGAACACTATAGTTTTTCATATGACGAGGTTTGGTCGTAAGCGTATTCTTGCTTATGACTTTAAAACCTTTGATGGTAACCAGTCTAGACAAGTGGTTATCGCAGCTTTGGAAGACATGGCATCATATTGTCCTGAACCTAAAGATGATGATACTAAGGTTAAAGATTGGTGTATTGAAAACCTAGTTAGTTCATATCATATCATAGCTGGTTATTTAGTGCTATTAAATGGTTGTAATTGGTCTGGTAATTATGCTACTGTATATATTAATGGTCATAGTAATGAGCGTTATATAATTATAGGTTTAATAGGATATTTATTAGCTAAGATTGGTAAAACTATTTTAGAATATGAAATTGGTGATGTTGACCTTTATGAACTAGCTAGGAATTATGATATTTTAACATATGGTGATGATGGTCTAGTTAGTGTTGGTCCATTGTTTGATGATATTACCACTGGTGATATTGCTAAAACACTTAAATTAATAGGAGTGGTCTTTACTAATGCTGATAAGACCGATCCTATCTTAAATCCAATTGGTTTACAAGACATTGATGATGTGACGTTTATCAAGCGAGGGTTCAAGAAAATAAGGGGCAAGTATGTTGCACCTTTAGATCTAGAATCTATACAAAAATCGCTTGATTGGACTGAAGATGACGTATCTGAAGAGGATTTTAAGAGAAATACACAAATAGCATTATATGAACTATCTTACCATGGTGAAGAGGTATTTAACCTCAAAGCACCAGGTATCATAGTTTCATACCAAAAGGCTGGGTTTGGTACACCCATCCATACTACCTTTGAACAATGTTTTACAAAAGCAAATTGTTTGGAGGGGTTTACACATTACTAACCCATATGTGTATGACACTTTGTGTCATACATTAGGGGCGTCTGGTCCAGCGTGAAGATGTATTATGTACATTTAAAATGGACAAATTGGAAACAGACTATATAGCATATTTCACCTAAGGTGATCTAAAATGCTGCAATGCTATATAGTATGCAGTTGTTTAACAATTATGGATAAATTAAATATAAATAAAAATGAAGAGGGGAAAACTTCTGAAACCCAAATTTCTACAACTACTTTTATAGCTGATACAGAAGCAGTGAAAGTAGATCATAAAACCGATGTGTTATTGGATGACATATCAATTAGATTACAAGGTATTACTGATTTTATGGCCAAGCCATTTTTGGTGTTTAATAGCGTGTGGATTAATAGTGTTGTACAAGGCACTACCATAGCAACTATAGACACTGATAGCTTACTTAATACAGTTTCTTTGTGGAATAATAAGGTCAAAGGTTTTAGATTAGTACGTGCCAATTTGGTGGCTAGGTTAGTAATTAATGCTAATCCTTTTCAACAGGGTAAATTATTAATGCATTTTTTACCAAATCAACAAACCAATTTGGCATTTAATACAGATTATGTGAATACACATAATTATGATATTACAATGAAAAGAATGCAACCATGTGTTGAATTGGATGCAAATGAGACCGAAGCTCAATTGGTAATACCTTATGTAACGCCATCTAACTTTTATACTATTGGTACTGTGACTTCTTCACATCCATCTTATGAGAGAGGTAGTGTTTATATATCAGTTTTATCACCATTACAATCTGGTACTGGTGGTGACACCGTTGTAGATTTTTCAGTATATTATCATTGGGAAGATGTTGAGTTAGCTGCTCCTGTTTTACCACAGATGAATCGTACTGGCGGCGGAACACGTATAGCTAAAGCTGTACATGAAAAGGAGCTTAATGCTGCTACTGGTGGGACAATATCTGGTGCACTTGCATCTGTATCTTCTGCAGCCAGTTCTTTATCTAGCATCCCAATATTAAAATCTATTATGAGACCAGCTTCATGGGTATTAACAGCAGCTGCTGGTCTAGCATCTTCATTTGGATATGCAAAACCTGCGGTTGATACTGCCCCAGTTGTTGTGAGTCGTAATTATAATCGTTATGCCCAGAACTATGATGGTGTTGATGTTTCAGTACCTTTAGGTATGTCAAGTAGAAATCATGTTACGTATACCGTTGGTAAAACTATAAATGATGTGGATGAAATGTCTTGGCCTTTTCTGAGACAAGTATCCACAGTTGTGGATTCATTTGTCTGGAATAAGACCGATGCTGTAGGAGCGGTTCTCTATACAAAAGATATTGGTCCTACAAATATATCTGCACTATCCAGTTATACTAAAACCCCATTTGTTGTTAGTGTCCGTACTGGCCCCCCTGTTTATTACTTGTCTAATATTTTTAGGCAGTATAGGGGTAGTATAGATACTACAATGAAGATAGTGAAGACCGATTACCATACAGGTAGATTACAAATCACATTTACTCCTATAGTCAGTGATACAATACCCTCAGGCGCAGCTATACCAGATTTATATACTGGGCAGTATGCACTAAGGGAAATTATTGATATTAGAGATGGCTCTGAGATTTGTTTAAATCTACCCTATTTATTTGGTGTTGATTATCTTAAAATGGGTAGTGTATATGGAACATTGACTGTAACAGTACTTAACGTTCTACGTGCACCTGAAACATGTTCTACCTTTGTAAATACTTTAGTGTATTTTAGTGGTGGTAAGGATTTGGAGTATGCTGTACCTAGTGCTGTTGGTCAATGGAAACAACCAGTAGTGCCACAGATGGATGGTGGTAATGTTATGTGTAATGAAAAACAGATTTTGGATGAGCATGGTGTTGGTGCAGAACCTATTAAGGATGCAGGGTTAAGGTATGCTCAATATGATGTTGGGGAGATTTTTACAAGCGTAAGGCAATTACTTATGCGTTTTTCCCAATTTTATATACCTGATCCTGCAACTTCAGTTATAAGATTATGGCCATATTTTACTGGTATGCAGTATGTTAATACTGCTACCGGTTTAATAGCACCCCCTACAGGTGGAGACCTGTATGGATTTATTGCACCCATGTATGCATACTACAGAGGTGGCGTGCGTATCCAGGTAGCAAATAATAGTGCTGCCAATAAATATAATGTTACATTGGCACCTAATTTGTTTGATACAGCAACCGCCCCTACAGTTAATACAGGTGGTGTTTCTAATGGTGGTGGATCACTTGGTGCTGTGTGGTATTCAACATTGAATACTAATCAACCTATAGCTGTTAATGATGCTGATATAGGTATAGGGAATTATGCTATGAGTATACCATATTATTCAAGAACTCCAGTTTCTTTGAATATGTTGTATCACACGCAAACTATGCCTAAGGATGAAACACAATCACAATCCATCGTCCAAATAAGAAACATCAATGCAAATTTTACTTCTGAAACTCTGAGTAGAGCAGTAGCAGAAGATTTCCAATTTTTGTACTTCATTGGATGTCCACCTACACTTATCAGTGTAGTTTAACTTCAAAAGCTTTTAAAAGCAAATATGTATCGATATTGCATTTAAGATTCAATTAAATGTACTATTGTAGTGTTTGTTTAAAGTCGTCGACCGCGTAAGGCAGAAATATCG